ATTGTGGGGACCCTGGCGTCTCTGTTTGAGATGCTCTATTACGTCGCACCAATGTTGCGTCTAAGCTTCACACCCACATAAGCTAAAGCCTTGAATGGCTAGTTAGAAATGTGTGTGTGCTAGTCCTAAAACGTAACGGCGGTGCGAAGACTCTTACTGTAGGAGGTCCACATGTGGCCAGAAAAGGTGATGACGAGAGGGCGTACGGCAACCAATGCCGTTGTTTATTACGCCTTCAGTCCTTTGGGGAGCAATGCAACTTATACCGGTGAAACCTGGAAATACTCAGGCGTCAAAGGCGAAGTGAACATTGTTCATGCGACGAATTCAAAGAATTACAAACCGTCGCGATTTTATCCCATCTTTCACCGTTTCGAAGCAACTGAAGTGGAGCAGACCGGAGATAGTGATGTCGTCACCTACACAGGTGGCAATTACAAATCTCCAAATGAGGCGTACAACTGGAAGACCACGTTGAGCGGGCCTATTGCGGCCGCCTTCTGTGGAAACTCAGTTCCGTCTCTCCTTGCGAGCCCGATTTATTCGACTGATAGATACAATTCAGTCGTTGGGCCGTCTATCCGTCAAGCGACGGAGAGGTTTAACTCTCCGAACCTGATGGGTGGTGTTGCTGCATTTGAAGGGTTACAAACTCTTCGGATGCTTGCAAGTCCCATGAAAGGACTGCAAAAGCTAGCATCGCATTGGGTCTCAGTTGCCAAAGCTAGGGCAAAAGGAGTGAAAGGTAGAAATACCTCTAACAAGAAGTTGCTCGACGCTCTAAGTGAGACGTGGCTCGAATATCGCTATGGCATTATGCCCCTAATCTACGATCTGAGTGCTTTGATCGAAGGTTATAGGTCGCGACGTATCGAGTACAACACGTTGAACGGCAAGTCCTCCTTAACCGTGACGGATTTCCCAGTCAGAAATCAGTATACTGATTGGATCCTGAACGTTAGGTTCCTCTTCGAGGAACGCAGAAAGATTGTAGCGAAAGCCAAGACCGTGCTCGCCTATAGAGACAACTTACAAGCGTCTCCGTGGGAATGGGCTTTATGGCAAAACGGGTTTTCCCCGTCACAATTGCCTCAAGCGGTCTGGGAACTAGTTACTCTGTCTTTCGTAGTAGATTGGTTCATCGATGTCGGCGGCTTTATAACCTCATTGCAGCATAATCCAGTGAGGGATTTCCTTGCACAATGTACATCTTACAAGGAAATCACTGAGCGCAAAAGGTATTTCACCGGCGTTCAATGCTATTATTCGGCTTACCCTCAGCGGGTGATACCGAAGTGTAGCTGGACCCAGACGTACCAAACGCTCATAAGGCGCGTGGACGAAGATGTGAGCCTCGGGGCCGGCCTGATAAACCCTTCCATGTCATGGAAGCGGCAGGTCGATGCTCTCACCCTTCTCTGGGGCCGTCAACCAAACGTGTTGCGGTCTCGTATCCGTCTCTAAGAGACTACGAGGTAAACTATGCCCATTAAAGGCGCAGTAATTAAAGCAGGGGCTACGGTCTCTCAAACAGGTGGCACTGATGTCACCTACTCGACTTCCGCATCCAGCGGACCGGGAGTGCTCACCATCGACAACTCAGTTGCCGATGCCAGGCTCCGACCCAGCTCTTTGTTCTTGTCGCGTCCTGCAGTATTAGGAAGCGATGGGGACTTCGGAAAAGGGAAAGTTTCTGCCGTCCATAGACGTCCTGTTGTAGGGGCGTCTGGCAGTTACAAGTATCCTTTGATGAGGGTTGAATTTGAGGACTATCCGGGACTCTCCGCCGCCGAAAGGCAGGTATTCTGGGATTGGCTTGCTCAGCTCTGTATAGATGCTGACTACGACAATTTCCGGAAGTACGGGAGCCTCGACTAACATGTCCTTAATAGTTTTGTCAAGATTGCTAGCCGCGTTAGTGGCTGCAGCGTTGGCGTTCGCGTATGTTTTAAATGACGTGACGCCTGAATCTTTACCTTGGAATAATCATGTTGAAACAATTATCAAGGAAAGGAGCGCCCCTCAAGAAATCGAAGGGACAAACCAAGACAAAACCGGTTTGGAAACCCAGGTGGTCGACCGATGATTTGGTTAACAACATCTGGTTCTGGCTTCGTGAGGATTTTAAAGCGTATCTTACCCCACTGGAGTACGAGCGTTATGCGGAGAGGAGGTCGGAAGATATCCCGACTTATCTTAGCATGGACTCTTATAACTTCAAAGTAAGGTACCAGCTTGAAAAATTTCTCCGCAGGTACACATTCGAAGACGAAATAAAGCTTGGCCCTGTCATCGAGGCGAAAACAAACGAAAAATTCCATGAGATCCAACGTCGTGTTGGATTTCCTCTGGAACTTTCAGCCTCAACTTACCGCATAGTTAAACGTGCGCGTAAGGTTATAAAATATATACTCGGTTCGTTTGACACCGAGGAACATGAAAGGGCTTGTTCGTTCTCCGAAAGAGCAACAAACGGATCTAAGCTGGGTGAGAGTTATCTTGAACTCAAATTAGTCGACGTTTCCGGCTCATCTGATCACATTCACTGGTTTATAGAATCAGTAACTCGGGATAATCTACTTGCCGAGGCCGTACTTGGGAAACCAGTACGGTGTGATAAGCTAAAACAAACTCTCGTTCCCAAAACTTGGAACAAGAGGCGTCCCATCATGCCCAACACGACGATTGGTTTATTTCATTCGTACGGTTTAGGATTGATGGTGCAAAATCGCCTCCAATACCGTGCTGGTCTTGACATCAGAACCTTGCAGGAAAAGCACAAAGTTCTCGCCCGAACAGCATCGAGTCACGGTAATTGGGTGACGCTGGATTTGTCTAGCGCATCCGAAAACTTTGGTGTCGACGTTGTAAATATGCTTACGCCACGTGAGTGGTTTAGGCAGTTCAACTTTGGGCGCATTCCTTATGTGGAGCTGTCAGACGGCAGTACAATACGTCTGGCAAGCTTCATGGGAATGGGTATTGGTTTTACTTTTACCTTACAGACACTATTGTTTTACGGTCTCATTAAGGCTATAAGCCTTGAGACTGGTCTGAAAGGACCGATTTCCGTTTACGGTGATGATTGCATATTCCATAAGAATATCTATGGTTACGTGCGAAAAGTCTTCACCGAGCTGAGGTTGGTTATAAATGAGGACAAGACGTTCTCGTCAGGCCCGTTTCGGGAGTCCTGCGGTGGTGACTACCACTCTGGACACGATGTTCGCCCCTTCATGCCGGAGGCAGTAGGGGATCGTTTACAGCTAGAACCGTATTTGGCATTTGCCTACAAGCTCACCAATGGACTGCGAAGTCGTTGGGACGATGTAGAAATCCCTTTAACATTGCAGTACCTAAGGGAGCACATTAGGCAGATGTCAGAAGATAACGGCTTGGAGGTGTTCTACGTGCCACATTCATTTCCGGACTATTCCGGAATCAAGACTGATCCGCATTTAGTTCTCCCTATGTCCTCGGATTATAGGAAGGTCAAGCAGATCAATGGCGGGTTTATCCTACCATGTCTTGAAGTGGTGCCTAGGCAACGCGTCATTGTCCGGGAGATCTGCTATTACTGGAGATCTATGAGTTCCGGGCAACGTGAACGAACAAAGGATCTACGCTACACTAAGATCTCAAAGCCAAAGTACATCAAGGCAAGAGATCCGAAGACTGGCGAACCGTTGTTTGTCCGCTGCAGCGGGGGTAAACTCCGCCGCAAACGCCTTCTTGCTGAATCTAAACGCTTAGCGGTGTCAACGAGAGTTGGACACGCTAGATGGTATTCAGCCGTGTA